AGAATCGCTAGATTCCATAACATTTTTGGTCCTCAGGGAACTTGGGAAGGTGGTAAAGAAAAATCACCCGCAGCTATGTGTAGAAAGGCTGCTGAGGTAAATGATTGGGATAAAATTCCAAATCAGGTAAGACCCACATATGAATTAGAGGTTTGGGGTGACGGACAACAAACACGTTCATTCTTATACGTTGATGAATGTGTTGAGGCAGTATTAAGACTAATGGAGAGTGATTTTACAGGTCCTGTTAATATTGGTTCTGAAGAAATGGTAACTATTAATGAATTGGCTCAGTTAGCAATTGATTTATCAGAAAAAGATATAAAAATTAAAAACATCGAAGGTACAGAATTTAAAACAAAGTATGGATTTACTTGTCCTGTAGGTGTTAGAGGTAGAAATTCAGACAATAAACTTTACAAAGAAAAAGTTGGTTGGGAATCTAAATTTACCTTGAAAGAGGGTATGGAAAAAACATACAAATGGATTAATGAACAAGTTCAAAAAAAAAGAAATGAACAGGTTTATATCTATGAAAGTCCCGACAAGGGCAAAACAGTATATCGCAGAGAGTTCATGGATACTAAAACACGTGAACTTGTAACTGATAATTCTTAATATAAATTAAATGGCAAATACAAGAACAAGAAAACCAGAGGTTACTCAACAACTGGCAAAAATGACAAAAAAACAAATCATCACTAACATTTTAGATAAACCACTCAAAAAGAAATTTTTATCAGAAGGTCAAAGAAAATACTTTGAAATACTATCCAACAAAGAAATTGTTCTTTGTACGGGACCTGCGGGTGTCGGTAAATCATATGTCGCTATGAATGCTGCAGTACATTTATTAGCGGACCCAAATAATGGTTATGATAAAATTATTATAGTAAGACCAGCAGTTGAAGCTGAGGAAAAACTCGGAGCGTTACCTGGTAATGTTGAAGAAAAGTTGGACCCATATATTTTTCCGTCTTATTACCTATTAAACAAAATTATAGGTAAAGAATGTAGAGAAAAATTAAAAGAATTGGAAGTTATTGAAGTATTTGCCTTGGCATATATGAGAGGTATGAATATAGATAATTCTATTTTGATTTTTGAGGAAGCTCAAAACGCAACTCCAAAACAAATGAAATTATTATTGACCAGAATTGGATTTAATTCTAAATTTTTTATTTCAGGAGATTTAGAGCAAAGTGACAGATATAAAGATAAAACCCATTCAGGTTTGTGGGACGCAATCGAAAAATTTTCAAATCTAAATGAGATAGGTGTGTATAATTTTGATTCGAAGGATATCATTAGGAATCCAATTATAACTAAAATATTAGAAAGGTACGAAGAATGAAAATCTCAATAGATGTAAACGGTGTACTAAGAGATACTTTAGGTAAAGTCGAACAAATTTATCAAAAATTTTTTATTGATGATTACGTTAAAGAAGAAAATGAAGAAGATTTTGAATATTCAATGAATGTACCGGTAAAATCTATTGATTTAATTGACCATTTCACATTCCCACAAAAAGAAGATTTATTTAATTTCTTATATATAGATTTTCCTATGAATATATTTGGACATGCTGGGTCATCAGAAAATAGTACTTTTCATGTTCTTAATGACATATATTTAGACCTTAGAGATAACCACGATTTAAATATTATTTCTGATGAAATTGGTAAATCAAAACCCGCAACATTATTTTTCTTGTCAAAATATGGTTGTCAATTAGAAACAATAAAATTTTATTCAACAATCACTGAAAATTGGGTTTGGGAAAATTCAGATATTATTATAACATCAAACCCTAAATTATTAGAGAAAAAAATAGAAGGGAAAGTTTTAATAAAATATGAAACAACATATAACGTTGAATCTTATTCTGACTACACAATTAAAACTTTGGAGGAATTTAAAGAATTATACAAAACATTAAAACTTAAGCAAGATGATTAACGTACTTGGACAAAACTATTATTTAGATTTAAACGAATTGGATAATTTCATCCAAATAAAAAATGAAGAACTGACAGGAAACACTGAAACATTTTCTGTTATCAAATTTGAAGTTGTGAAAACAATGATTGAAGTAATCATGACTGAAAGAGAAGATGAAATGGATAATAACTTAGGAACGTATAATCAAAACAAACTAAGTATTCCCTTTAAAATTGCTTTTAATACATTATTAATGTATAAAATTATTAAACATTTAGAATTCTAAAATGGAACAAGAAACTATTTTGAAGATAGAACAATCTATCAAAAACTTGGAAAGTAAAAGTGCAAGAATATATTTCTTAGTACAAGACACCAAAGGAAACGCCAAAGCAGGTATTAGATTTATTTACCAAATGGCTAAATCATTAAAAGATAATGGGTTTAACCCAATTATTCTTCACGAAACACAGGCATATCAAGGTGTTGCTGAATGGATGGGTGCAGAATACATGGAAATTCCACACAACGCTATTGAGAATCAGAATTTACAAATTTCCCCTGAGGATATTGTAGTAATTCCTGAAATTTATGGACACGTAATGGAGCAAATTTCTAAATTACCTTGTGGTAAAATAGTTCTATGTCAAGCATACGACCATATGTTAGAAACACTATCACCAGGTATATCATGGTCACAATATGGGTTTATGAAATGTATCACTACCAGTGACTTACAAAAAGAACACGTCTCTAAAATCATGAAAAATGTATCATTTGACATTGTGGAACCTTTAATTCCTGAGTTATTCAATAAAAAAGAAAAACCAGCAAAACCAATTGTTTGTATTCACACAAGAGAACCAAGAGATACTATGAAAATAGTTAAAGAATTTTATTTGAAGTACCCTCAATATAGATGGATTACTTTTCGTGATATGAGAGCTACAAATCAAGAAGAATTCGCAAGATTATTAAAAGAATCTTATGTTTCTGTTTGGGTTGATGATGTCAGCGCTTTTGGTACTTATCCTATTGAGAGTATGGCTTCAGGTACACCTGTAATTGGTAAAGTACCTAACATGAAACCTGATTGGATGACAGACTCAAATGGTGTTTGGACATACGAACAAAACGGATTAGTTGATATCTTAGCTGAGTTCACTCAAAATTGGTTGGAGGATAATATTTCAGACCAACTTTACGGTACAGGTTTAAGAACGGCCGAAAGATTTAAAGATGCTGAATATTTCACATCTACGGTAGTAAAACATTTTGACGCATACCTATCAACAAGAAAAAATTCATTCCAAGAACAATTGGATAAATTAAAATTAACAGAAGCAGAATAACATGGAAAATTTAGATATTTCAGTAATATTACCAGTAGAGTCATCTAAACATTTGGACTTTGCAGAATACTTTGACAAAGCAATTTTGTCTATACAAAACCAAGTTATTGGTATTAATGAATTGGTTATCGTTCACTCAGGTGAAGAGTCATTATCAAATTACATTTCAAACTACAATTTTAGTGGTTTGACTGTAAATATTTACCATAATGAAGGTAAAACTGATTTTGGTAGTCAGGTTAACTATGGAGTTTCAAAGGCAAAATCTAAATGGATTTCAATCTTAGAATTTGATGATGAGTATGCATCTATTTGGTTTAAAAATGTAAAAGTATATATGGATGCATATCCTGAAGTTGATGGTTTTCTACCGATTGTAGTTGACGTTGACGGTAAGGGTGTATTTGCAGGGTTTACTAACGAAGCAACATTTGCGGCTAGCATGAATACTGAAATTGGTATTCTAAGTAACGATATGTTGTTAAGTTATCAAAACTTCCAAACATCAGGTATAGTTCTAAAAAAAGAAACTTATGAGGATTTTGGGGGATTTAAACCATCGTTTAAACTTACATTTATTTATGAATTCTTATTAAGATTAACATATAACTCGGCGACATTAATGACTATTCCTAAAATTGGTTACAAGCATATCAATTTACGTGAAGGTTCAATTTTCTGGGGTTACAAAAATGGTACACACAGAATTACGGATGACGAAGTTCGTTTTTGGATTGATTCAGCTAAAAAAGAACATTTCTTCACTGAAGATAGAGGCATAAAATATGAACCAGTCGATGCTTAATGTTAGTAACCGAATTGTCGGGTTCCTCACAAACTCTAACTGAATCGAGAAAGAGGGGTAGAAAACCTACAAATACCAATTATTTTGACGTAAGAGAGGAGACGGCAGTTAGGATGTTTTTAACTGCCACAACCTATAATGAACGTAATGATATCTATAATGAATTTTTACGTGCACCGTTAGATAAGATGATTGAATCAATCATAAGACGGTACAAACTATATAGAAAAGATATGGATTTTATTGAAATCCATAATGATACTCATTCTTTTTTAGTTACAAAAATAGAAAAGTTCAAACCAGATAAAAACAAAAAGGCATACTCCTATTTTGGTACTATCTGTAAAAACTATTTAATGGGTCAAATTATTAAAGACCAAAAAGAAACAAATAGAAAAATATCATATGAAGACATTTCACTTTCTTTAGAAAATAGACCTGACATGATTTATCACATTGATGGTACTACTATTGAACCTATCGATGTTATTGAAAAATTCATTAAGGAATTAAAAGATTTTTTAATGGACCCTAATATGAGTGAGAATGAACAAAGATTGGGTAATGCACTTGTCGAACTATTTGAAAATTACGAAAATATTTTTATTGGGAATGATAATAATAAATTTAATAAGAATATTATTTTACTTTCACTAAGAGAAATGACAAATCTGTCAACAAAAGAAATTAGAACATCAATGAAAAAATTTAAAAAACTTTATTTTGATTTGATGAAAAGACTAAATGAATTATAAAAACTTAGTTGAAATATTTATAGTATTATGGCAAGACCTAAAAAGAAAGATATTATACTCAGTAAAGATTCTGTTTTGAGTCTAATGCAAGAAATCTACAATGAACTTGTAGAACAAAGAACGACTGCGGTTAGAATTCAAAATAGATTAATTAGTATGATGAAAGACCCTAAGGATACTGTTGCCATTTCAAACATGTTGAAGGAACAACAAAAAATTATTAATGATACAATTGAAAAGAAATTGTCTCTTTCAAAACTACAATCAACAATTTGGGAAAAATCTCAGAATTCAGGTAATGATGAAGCATTTGACCTTTCTGAAATGGACGAAGATGTATTAAAGGCATTAATCGATAAAGATATTGATAATTCGTCTGGTGGGGGTTATAAACTTAATAAGTAATAACCAAAATGGCTACGGAACCACAAACTAACCCGAGTGAAACAGACCCTCTATTAGAGAAATACGAAAAGTTTAAAAACAAGGCTCAAGCATTTGAGACTGCAATTGAAACTAAACGGGACCAATTAGATATTATAAGAAAAAAATCAGGTGACCCTTTTGCACAAGACAAAAAAAGAGCGTTTAGTGCTTTAAATGAATTTGGCGACGACACGAGCACAATTCAAAATGATTTTAAAAAACAATTACAATCATTTAAAAAAACACAATTAGACCAACTTACTGAAATATTCTTAATAACTAAGAAAAACAACCCTTTAAATACTAAAACAAAATCAGGTAAAACAAAAAGTGTTTTAAGACAAACTGGTGAAGTTGCAGGTAGAAGAACTATAGATACACTTGTTGACTCTTACAACGATGCTATTTTATCAACAAAGGCACAAATTCCAAGAATATGGAAAGAAGAGTTAACTAAAATGTTAGGTTGTTCTGAAGAACAAACATATGACAATAATGTAGATATCTACATTAAATTAGAGTCTATAGATTTTTTTGGAATACTTAAAGAATCTCCCGATTCTTTACCTGGTGGATTATTTTATGAGACGGGTACAACATACAATGGAAAAGTTCCTTACAACATGAATAAGGAATTGTACCATAGAACTTTATTTCCCGGTTATAGTTTTATACAAGAATACGGTCAGGATTATTTAGGTGCATCCTCAAATCAACTTTTTAATATTGAATATGTAACTCAGGACCAATATGGGAATCCTGGTAATTTTTACAAAGTTCAAATGGAATCAAGAACTAATGACGTAAATAAAGTTACGGACTTTTTGGTTGATTACTACGACTCTATTGAAATATTAGATTTTGATACCTTGATTGCTCAAGTATTGGATATGTTAACAGGTGCCTTTTCTTTTTCAGCTTCAGTATCGACTGATAAACTTAGAGAACAAAAATGGTTTGAAAAAATACTTCAAAGAATATTAGGGTTATGTTTTGACACTCAACAAGAAATTGATGTTAGTGGTGTTGCTAAATTATCAGTTTTAGATAATATAGATGATAGTTTCTTTGAATTGTCACCAAGAGAATACGCCGAAATTGATGATGAAATTATAAACATACAAATGGGTGTTACTGAGTTTACATCATGTGACAGTGTAAAACTACCTTTAGATGTTAATTCAATGTACGAATATTCTAACAAGGCAAGAGAAGCATCAACACTCACAGACAAATTAGCATCACTTTCAGAATCTTTAGATGAAATGGGTGAAAACCAAGATTGGAAACTTTTGTTACCAAATGTTGAGTTTTCAGCAGCAATTAAAACTGATTTTTTAAAGATGATTCCTAAGGCAATATTGTCGGCAATATTATCACCTAAAGTCGTATTGGGTGTTATTCTTTTAGCTAAATCAATTAAGAATCCTATTGTTGATGAAATTGAAAATTTAACAGATTTTGTAACAAAACTGAGAGATTTAATTATTTCTGTGATGTCAAGAATTGGGGCAATTTTTGTTGAGACCGTGTTTTTAAATATTAAAAAAAATATGAACAGATTGATTCAAGACCTTTTAATTGACATTATTCGTGAATCTAAAGATGCTAGAATCAAAATGATTACAAGCCTTATCGCAACTGCAATTATAGTACAAAGAGGTGTAAGAGATTTTAGGAGGTGTAAATCTGTAATTGATGAGTTGTTAGGGTTGTTTAGAATAATCCAAGCAAACTTAGGTAATCCTGATTTACCACAAATAGCATTAGCGGCAGCTAGAAGGTTGGACGGTATGAATAAAACAAGGGCATTTACAAAAATAGTTGAGGACCTCCAACAAAAAGGTATGCCGACAGGTGCACTACCTGATGGTTCACCTAACATGATGAACCAAGACAAAAAATCATTCTTAGAAGGATTCTTTGATGAAATGTATGAAAACGGTAAAACTGAAATTTTTATTCCACCATTAACTATAACACCCGCAGGATTGACTTTACCTTCCAAGGGTTATGGTAAATCTTATTAATATGGAACAAGTAGGTAAATTACAAACAATCATATCAGATTACAAAAACAAATCTAACACAGATTTAAAATACGCCATGGATTATCTATCAAATGATTTTGAAGAAACAAAAAGTTTATTAATTAGACTTAGTCATCATTTAGATAATACTGAAAAAATATATAACGAAATATATAAAGAATACAAAAAAAGGACTAAAGAATGAGTTTAACTCCTGATGAAAATAGAATAGTCACCGAAGTCTTAAGAAAAGTTAGACCTTTAGTTAAGACATTTAGACCGGCAAAAGTTATTGATAACCAAGACCCACAAATGCTTGGGAGAATTCGTTGCGTTCCCGAACAAATAAATGAACAGGATTTACAAGATTCTGTTTATAAATTTAATACAAAAAAAGATAAATGGACTGAAAAGGACCCATTTGTTTATTTACCATTCTTACCGTATTTTATTTATCAAGTCCCAAAAACTGACGAATATGTACAACTATTATATTCAGACCCTACAGACCCTCTTAACACATCAAGATACTACGTTCAAGGACCATTCTCATCTCCAACAACAATTTATAAAGAGAACGTAAATTCAGCCAAAACATTTTTAAACTCAGGTATCAGAAATAAAAGATACCGAGCACTTAAAAACCAAGACGGTGAAATAGAAAATCCAAACACGGCAGGAGTATATCCCGAACCAGGAGATAACGCCATACTTGGAAGATATAATTCAGACGTAATCACCAAAGATGGTGAAATAATTTTTAGAGCTGGTCAACACAAACCGTTTGTAAATGGACAAATTCCTGTAGCAAATACTGAAAGAGCATTTTTACAACTTAGTGTTTTTGACGAAACTATTCAGACCGCACCAAGGGAGTCTCAAATTAAATTAATACCACAGGATAAAGACATTACAAGATTAGTTGAGTACACAATTATTAATCCTGAAAACATGTATAGTGCTCTCACAGGTAATGTTATTATTTATTCTATTACACCAGACAAATCTAACTCGGGAAATACTTTAGCGGGTAATATTACCCCCACATCTGACTTAGATAGTTACAAATCAATTCAAAAGATTTTACCATTTAGTAATCTGTCATTAGGTCAAGTAGCCGAATTTATTAATAGTGTTTTAAGTCAGGTTATGGGAGGTAGATTAAGTGATGGAACACCAATCATTAATCAATACCCATTCTATTATAGGTCATCAACAAACTTATTTAGTCAGGTTATGGATAGTGATTTAACTACTGCCCCTGAGGTGTTGATGAATTTGTTGACTTTATTCCCACTTATTAAACCAACAAATTACATTATATCAAATTCAGGTAACGGACTTATCTACGATAAAAAAGGTTCAACTACGGTTCCAAAAACACCAAAACGTGAAAGTTACACACCTAAGAGAATAATTGCTAAAAACAATACCGTGGCAATTATGGGTGCAAAACAATTGTATTTTTTATCACACGATACAATCAATCCGACAAGGGGTAAAATACAATTAGACGGGACAATTTACGGTATTGACCAAAATAGATTGGTAGATGAAATTCAGCCAAAAACATCTTCATTTGTGAGGGGTGAAGAGTTAATACAACTATTATCTAAGATTGTTGAAGTCTTAATAACTCACGTACATCCTTATCCTGGTTTACCACCAGATACTGTAACGGTGAGTGGTGCGCAGTTAGATACGTTGATTAAAGAGTTAAATGATGCTGGTCAAAAAATATTAAATAAAAATATTCGACTGAACTAAGTATTTATAGTAAAATACTCAGATGTCTACAGTAAAATCGTATTTTAGTAAAAACGATACATTAATTTATAATTCTTTTACCAATACAGGTAGAAATCCTGTTATTGAATTATTTTACGGTAGAGTGGATAATATTATTCCACCTCCAGGTTTTAGCCGTTTAATCTTTGATATTAACTTAGACCTTTTACAAGAACAAGTCGCAGATGGAACCATTTCAACGGGATGTTCTCGTTCAATGACTCACGTTCTTAAGATGACAAATACTTCACAGTTTGATGAAGCATTGTTAAATGGGTATTGGTCCGATGGAAGAAGAAGAGCAACATCATTTGATTTAATTCTATTTAGAATACCAAAGGTTTCGGGCTCAACAGGTAATCTACAAACATGGGACGAAGGTGTTGGTTATGATTACTATAACTCTGCAGTTCCTCTTAATTCGTCAAATGCTCAAAGTGTTACTGAACAATTATTAACAGATAAAACATTCTCAACACGTCCTGTAAACTGGTACCAAAGAACAACAATTGACAATTGGTCCACACCAGGTTTATACAATAACACAAATTCACTTACATCTTTAACAGGTCTTAACTATTCTGCATTAACCATTGTTGATGTCCAACATTTTGAATTTGGCAATGAAGATATTGAATTTGATATGACAAATGAAATAAACAATATCTTAACAGGTGCAACTACAGGTCACACAGGTTGGGGTGTTGCGTTTGTTCCTCAGGTTGAAAACTTAACAGGACTAACAGAAAATTATGCTGTCGGTTTCTTTTCAAGACATACTCAAACATTCTATGAGCCTTATTTAGAAACTACTTACGATGACTTAATTACTGATGATAGAAATAACTTCATTGAGGGTCAGACTAATAAGTTGTATTTGTACACCTACGTTAACGGTAACCCAATTAAATTGGACACCCCACCCGTAGTTACAATCTATGACCAAAATGATGATATTGTTCAATCAGGTATAACTTCTTGTATGATTACAAGGGGGGTTTATGAGATTAGTGTAAGTGGTATTACTGCAACTACAATACCTTGTATGTTTTATGATGTTTGGTCAGGTTTATCTTATAACGGTATATCAATTGCCAATGTTGAAAATGAATTTGTTTTAAAAAGTAATTCTAACTATTTCCAAATTGGAACAAGTACACAAACACCTAAGATATACGCATTTAATTTCTTTGGGATAAGACAAAATGAAAAGATAATCAACACGGATATTAGAAAAGTGACTTGTATTATTAGACAAGCATATTCTTCTAATGTTGTTTTAAATACTGTAGATGCATATTACAGAGTCTACGTTAGGGAAGGACAGACAGAAGTTGAGGTTCAGGGTTGGACTCCAATTAACAGAACACCTGATAGTTTTTATTTTGTATTTGATACAAGAGATAAAATTCCAAACGAATACTTCATTGACATGAAAGTAGTGACTGACTTAAATGTTGATATTTATAAACAGACATTACAATTCCAAATCGTAAATAGAAAGTAAAATGAACAACACAAGATATATGTTCTTTCAGAACTTAGAACAAATGAAAAGACAATGTGAGATGCTTCTTCAAATGGATGAATCTATGATTGAATCCCTATTGAACAACGGTCACGATTGGGCCGACGACCACATCTCAGAAGCAAAAAATAATATGGACCAAGTATTTGATTTCATTATGAATGAAAAAGATGATACCCACGGTGATGAAATGATTATTGATGACGTTATGGAAAACAAAAAAACAATTAGAATCACTGAAGATATGTTAGAGGCAATTATCCGACGTGTAATTAGAGAAAAAGAAAAAGACACAACACTTTGCGAAAGAGGTATTACTGCAGCTAAAGCTAAATATGATGTATACCCATCGGCTTATGCTAATGGATATGCCGTTCAGGTTTGTAAAGGTGACATGCCAGATGTTAATGGTGTAAAAAAATGTTCAGGAAAATATTGTTCAGGTAAATAAATTGCAATATATTTGCAATCTAAATATTTATTTGAATGTCTTACCAAACTTACACCCTAACTAAGGATGATGAACTCATTCTTGAAACTCAAGCAGCAACTGTAGACCGTGCAATTGATTACTTTGCAATCGATTATCCGCAAATCTTTTCAGTAAGTAGTGGTTATACAATTGGATTGAAACAAAAGGATAAATACCCATCGTTTCAAAAAGAAAAAAGGGACAATTAAGTCCCTTTTCTTTTTTTATAATATTCTCTAATTGACCACTTATATCCAACATCACCACCCCTTAACAAACTGTTAAGATATAAAACATCTTCATGTGGTTTCCCTTTATATGATTCTGATAAAGTAACTTGATTATTAAGTTTGTCAAAAAACTCTTTTATTTGTTTTACATCGTCAATACTTACCTCACCTGAAACAATTCTTTCAGACAATCTGTTACTACCACCTCTTTTTTTAAGGTACTTTAAACCTTTCTTAACTACCTCAATAACTTGTTTAGGTACACGTACAGTATCAACATCTTCTGTAATACGTATTTTAAGGTCACTGGAACCCTTAAAAATTCTATGGTAGGTCTCTTTATGTATTTCTATTTTTTGTCCAACAGAGAGTTTCTTTGGTAGTTCATTCTCCATTTGTAGTAACCAATTATCACCTTCAAGAATTTCAACAATTCTATTTTTCTTATCACGGTGCCAAATTAGCTCTTCCGAGTCCACATCTTTAGAGAAAACTCGTTCAAAAATATTCTTTTTTATATTTTTCTGTGAATAAACCATTACCAATATCTTCCAGGAACATTATTACCAAAATCTTTGTGTGCTCTACACGCCCAATAACCAGGTTTAGTTCTATCTTTCTTTTTTTCACACTGATGTCTTGCCGCAAATGATGCTCTTGCACCTGAGTCGTTCCACTTTGCCGTCATAACAGGAGAACCATAAGATACTTTTACTATTTTACCTGATTGTGGATTTTTAACATACACATACCATTTTTTTGGTCCACCTGATTTTGGTTTACCAAGCTCAACATTTTTTCCTTTGTATTCCGCTTCATTAATCATAGGGTAATCCAATGGTAATCTTTCACCTTCATATATAAAAAATTTTCCTAAATCACTATTCAAAAGTTCGTTATCAAATTCATTTTCATAAATTCCAATTTTCTTTAATTCTCTTGCTTCATTAATTAAGTTAAAATACTTTTGACTTCCAGGTCTGAATACATTCTCACTAACAGGAATATCATTTTCCAAATGATATTGTAATTCTTCAGAAATTAGAGAAGTTTCTTTATATTTTTTTAGTGCCTTTATGATAGATTCTTTCATTGATTCATTTTTTGGTTTGTATGATGTCATTACGGGTTTTTGACCTTTCCCTGTTTGTGTATCTTTCTTTTCGGCTGCTCTCTTTTGTCTACATGCCGCTTTTTTTTCGGAGTCACTCATTTTACCAGCAACACCTGCTGCTCTACATTTAGGGTATGCTTTAGAGTCCGCATCAGGTCTACCACACGGTGGATGTTTACCATCTTTATCCCTACTACATATATTAACCCACGGACCTTTTGGTTGTGAACTACCTTTTGGTTTCTTTTTTTTACCGAACCAAACTGCTAAATCTTCAGAAAGTAGATACTCATTCATATTGATAAATTTTAAAAAATACTTATACATATAAGTATCAAATAAAGTTATTATGTCACAAAATTTTGATGAAGGTTTTCTATTCGATGCAATTAAGTATCAGAACAATGATGATTTGGGTCGTTTTTTAGAGAAGATGACACCTGACCAAGGGTTATATTGTTTAATTCAGGCAGCTAAATGTGGATTTACACGTGGAGTTTTTTCTATTGAAGAAACTGAAGTGTTATCAAAAGCAATCCGTCTAATTACACGTGACTCCGATGCTAGTCCAAGTAGTATCGGTGACCCAGAAGTTCACAAGGCTTAATTTTTTTTAAAAAATCTTTAAAACAAAAAAAGGGGACCGAAGTCCCCTTTTCTATTTAGTGTTTTGAGTATTATCTCAATTCTCTTAAGTCGAATGTTCTAACACCATCAACTGTTACCTTACCGTAGAATCTGTTGTTAACCATCTTCTTAGCGTATCTTGTCATGATACCCTTGATAGGAGTGAAGTTGAATGGGTTGTACATAGTTGGAGTCAACTGAAGAGGTACATATGGTGCGTAAACGTAACCTGTATCTAACAAAGAGTTACCTTTGTGTCCCAACAATACTGTGTTTGGTGGGAAGTATGGGTCACGATATACTTGATATCTACCTGCTAATGTACCGATTCTTTCGATACCCATGTTGTACTGGTCCTGCTCAGGAGCTGCGTTTGAAACGTGGAAGTACTCCAAGTCATCAAAAATTGCACTGATTTCAGAAGATACAACAATCCAGTTTGCTCCACCTCTTAAAGTAGACTTGTGAATTTGAGCTGAAATTTGGTTGATTGCAGTAATCAACGTTTGGTTCCAGTCTTTCTGAGTGTACTGAGTTAATGGAGTAGCTGTTGTTCCTCTCTTCCAACCGTTGTAGTCCCATCTTAATGTCCAAGCCGCACCTTTTCTAAGGTCTCTCAAGATTTCTCTGTCGATTTCAGCTGCCACTTGCTCTGACAATAAAGCTGTTAATTCAGCTTCAGCGTCGATGTTGTGGAATGCTGATACGTCTTGTGCCATTTCAGGTGACCATTGAGCTCTTAACTTTCTTTCTGTAACAGAAACAGTTACTGCTTCAAGGTCAAAAGAAACTTCACCAATTCTATCTTCGAATTCCATTTCTTTGTAAATTCTGTAAGTTGTGGTGAACTGTGAACTTGGTGCCACTGAACCGTTAGCCAATGTTGTGTAACCTGAGTAACCGTCAAACGAACCTGCTCCGATAGAACAAGGAACTTGGAAGTCAGCCTCAAGGTAAATTTTACCGTCAGCGTCACAAATGTTGTCATAAGAACCACCGTTAGCCGTGTTCGAAGAACCGAATGCTGGTGATGATGTTCCACCGTACTCAACGATACCTTTACCGTATTTCTGTGTTACAACTCTGAACAACAAGTTACCTGTAACTGCTGACCATGGAGATGTACCTGGAGTTGATGTAATAGTCAAATCAGAAAGGAATGTTTCTGTGTCGACTGTGTTACCATCAGGACCCATTAACTTACCGTATGAACCTGCGTTAGAGAAACCTGACATAACAAGTAATACTTTTCTGTATTCACCTGCTGTGTAACCAGATGCTACTAATGAATCACCTACCCATACTACAGTTACGTTTGGTGCAGTTACAGAAGAGAACTGACCTTTAGAGTAATCGAATAATCCTGGTGGGTCAAGAGCTGGTTCGTTACCTTCGTAGAATCTATCGTAAAGGTCTTTACCGTTGTCTGCTCCATAACCTTGGTTAGGGTTGTTCTGACCTGAATCAACTGCTTCAGGTGAACCGATTGGTGCGTAGTGTTGTGTGCCGCCAGCGCCACCAACATACTGTTGAATTTTAGGTACGAAGTAGAACAATTTACCGATAGGTAAGTTCATTGCTTGTACTGATACGATATCGTTAGCCAATAATTTAGAGAATACTCTTCTAACGATAGGGAAAACAACCGTCTCAAATGAACCTGTGTCAGATGTAGATGATGCTTCGTTGATTAGGTAAGAAGCTTGGTTTTCGTAAAGTTGAGCCACATTTTCTCTCATGTGACCTTTCAAACCTTCCAAGAAACCTAACTTATCCCATTTGTTGATTGTGTCTTCTTTGATAACTTTCAAGTGCTTAAGACCGATGTTACCAACAAGACCTGATTCTAATAATGCTCCCATTTTAGTTTTTATTTAGTTTTGTTTTAGTTTATTTTTATTTTTGTAATTTACTCATTAAATCTTTCATTCTTAAGAACTGAGGATTTTCATAAGTTTTTGACTCAATAAGATTTGTAGAAGCTCCTCTTGATGGAGTCTTAGCAACTTTAGCCTCAACTGATTCAGAAATAGTTGAGGTTTCTTTGCTTTGATATTCTTCTTTCAAAGTCTTATAAAGAGTCTTTGATTCTTTTAAAGATTCAACAGTGTCAAATCTTCTCAAAATGTTAATTTTTTCTTGTTTTGTTGTTGTGTGCTCAGTGAACAATCTCGTTGCGTAAGCTAAGTTTGAATTGAAAACAGCTACTTCATTTAATTTTTCTCTGAAAATATTTAATGCTTTTCTGTATTCTTCATTCTTTGCTCTCAAAGATTCTACTTCTTTAGCCATCTCACTCTCAGATACAGTTCTTACCTTTTGTTTTGGTAAACCGTGTCTTCTTGGGTCGTTCTTAGAACCATTACCCAAAGTACGAGCAGCTTCAGTTGTTTCAGCTTCTTCTTCCTCCGACATTTCAAATGACTTCTTTTTCAAGTTCATACCAACACCCTTAGGTTTAATAGTCATTGAACCTTCTTTCATTTCACCGTCTTCCATTTCAGAATCTTCCATTTCAGATAGGTCAAATGATTTTTTCTTAAGGTTCATTCCCATACCTTTTGGTTTAATAGTCATTGACTCCTCAACCTCACCTTCGAATGCTTTTGTTTTTTTATTCATACCTTTTTTTGTTGTGTAATCTTCATCACCTTTATGGGTTTTTGATTTTTCACCCTTTTTCCCGTAGTCACCTTCACTCATTTCTTCGTACTCTTCATCAGAAGATTCATCTTCATAATCTTCCGTTTCATCTTCGTCTTCAGAAATTTCGATTTCGTAAACTACATCGTCTTCTTCGTACATCTCGTCCATTGTTTCTTCATAGTCTTCACCTTCTGTGTGAATTTCATATTCAACATCAGAATTAGTATCCTTAAGATGAATTGAATCTTCATCTTTAGAAACAATAATACCATCTTCTTCGCCCATGGCTTTGAAGACTTTTAAGATTTCATCATCAGACGCAGTTCTAAGGTCTAAAGGTAATAGAACTTCTTCTTCGTCATCTACTTCTAATTCATCACCAGGTAGGTCCAAAGACATAAGGTCTTCTTCACCTCCTAATGTTTCATCAGAAAATTCATCGTCAGATTCTTCATCATCAGATTCTTCATCGTCCATTTCAAGTTCAGCTTGTTCTTCCATTTCGTGAGCGTGCTCACCTTCTTCCATTTCTGATACTTCTTTCATAGACTCCGCTTTTTCAACCTCTTCAAGAGATTCCTTTACTAGTTCACTGATTTCTTCCTTCATAGTAGAAGCAAGTATTCCTTTTGCATTTTGAGTTACGGCTTCTTCCAAATTTTTCATTTGTAAAAGTGCCTCTTCAACTAAAGATTTTTTTTCGTTTTGCATTTTAGTTTTAACAAGAGTTTGTTTATTTTCCTTAATAAATATCTCAGTTTTAAAAAAAGTTTATTTTTTAATGAAATGGCAAAAAAAAATCGGGTTTTAGCCCGATTTTAATTTTTAATATTTTAATAAATTTTTTATTCGAAAACTTCGTCAATCTTACTTTCACTTACTGAAGTAATTCTCCAATCGTTTGTAAAACCTTCAAACTTTTTAGTAACTTTAGCTTCAACATCAGTAACACTGAAACCTTTTACCAACTTTTCTTCTCTAATTTTTTTTACTTTGCCAGTGTCAGTATCGACCAAGTCATACTGAATTTTGGCCACAAAATATTTTTCGTCCATAGTTTTAATTTTTTTTTAATAACCTAAATAATCGGAAAGTCTTCTCATTAAGTCAACAGACTTATCGTTTTTTGTAATGTTTTCAGGTGATTTTTTTTCTTCCTCTAAGTTTTCTTCGTATTTGTTTTTGTCTTCTTTATTTAAAAACAAATAAGCTCCTGGCGTGGATGGTGAAGATACTAAGTCAAAACAAATTAATTCAAAATCATCTTGAACTTCATTTTGTTCTCCTTTCTTAGCTAAAGAACCAATACCTCTTGACGATACTCCCATAGTAACCCCTTGTCTCATTAAGTTAGCTGCAACATCACCAGGTGATGAAACTATACCTCTTTCATGGAAACCTGGTGTAGTTAATAATTTAATCTTACCCATAAGGACATTACCCTCCCACCATACATCAGTAATAAGGTGAGATACTCTTTCCAAATCAATTAGTGAAGATTCAGGGTGATTTAACTCAGATATAGAAAGACCTTTGTTAATTGCTTTCTTATATTTTTCAACTTCTCTCTTTAATATCCTCTCAGGATAAACTCTACCATTTCTATTTGGTACACCATATTTCTGAAGTGTAGCGTAAAATTCAAAAGGTTTTGAGTGTTCTAACTGACCATAAGATTCTCTTATTACTTCAGCGTTTCTGAATTCGTTAGGTGATACTGTTCCCGCATCCCACTCAACCAATATACCATTTCCTAAATCGTTTGGACCTAATACTCTCATTGTATTTTTTTATAATAAATACTATGGAATATCAAATGTTTTTTGATTTTGATTTTGATAGTTGAAAATATTCCGACCTTAAAAGTTCATCTTGATAAACAGACTTAGCAATTTTTTTAATTTTTTCTTTTAAAATTTGTGATTTGAATTCAAGAGAATCTTTTAGAAATAGTGTGATTTCTAAACTCATAAAACTTTTTTTATTTAGTTGTATCCCACTTGAGCGTAGGTCCAAATCAACAATAGAGTTTTTTTCAAACACATCTTGGTCAATAACCTCTAACAAATTATGTTTAATTTGTCTATTTAAATTTCCCGTTACTCTATCCCAATTTTCTACTTCCTTTATTGGTTCAACCCAAGATTGTATGTTTATGTAAAGTGATTTAAAATTTATTGAATCTACAGTTCCGTACACACATTTCGCATTATCAAAAATTGATAATTTCGATGTTTTTCCTTTTTTCATTTATTATTTCATCTAAGAAGTTTTATTGTTTGATATATTATAATCAAAAAAAAAGTATTTGTCAAAAACTTCCCAAACTCAACTATATTTATTAAGATAGTATTATGATAGTAATAGAAGTACAAAAAGGTGAAAGTATCGAAAAAGCGTTAAAACGATACAAGTACAAGGTCATTAAGACCAAACAGATTGATATGTTACGTGAAAGACAGGAATTTGTCAAAAAATCGGTAACAAAAAGAATGAAGAAACAAAAAGCCAAATACAAACAATATCTTCAACACATAGACACAAAATAAAAAAGTCCGAATAAATCGGACTTTTTCTTTATAACCCTTGTTCTAATTGTTTAAGTTTATATAACGAAATCAAATCAGATTCACTTTCTTGTATTTTTTGAATTGTATTACCAATCTTTTCTTTTAACTCAGAATCATCTGACTCAGCAATTTTATCTGACAATTTTAATATAACGTTTTCTTTGACTAATTTAATTTCTTCTGAAATTTGTTTTTTATTCAAGGACAATAAAGATTTTAATTCTTTTTTATCTTCTTCAGAAATATTTGAATATTCTTTATTGAATGTATTTGTAACAATTTTTAACATAGATGAAAGTGGAATGTTCACACTTTCTTGAATGTTTTCTTTTTTTGTTGAAAGTAAAAGACTTTTAATTTGTGTTTTTGTCTCTAATATTCTTTCAAGATTTGTAATCTTATTTTCGTAAACCACAAAATCAATGTTGGAATATTCATTTTCAACATCACCTTCTAAATTTGTTTTTACCCACTTATATAGTTCATCAATTTTTTTCTGATTAGAAGAAATTAAATCAGATAATCTTTCGAACGATTCATTAACGTATTCACCTGCAATATCTTTGTTGATACCTTTTTGCGCTGATAAATCATTATATATAAAGTACATCTCAGAGATGGCTTTGTCGGATAAGAAGTTCTTTTTGAACTCTTTTATAACGGTTTTGAAATTTTCTTTACCGTATGATTGAACGATTAGATGGTCTAAATTTGATTTAAATTGTCCGAACTTATTCATAATAATTTTATTAATAAATATTACTTATTCAGTAACTCATTAAGTTTATCTTCAATTTCACCCAAAGATTTTCTTCCTTTGGACAAATCAAGTATATCTTGACCTCTCAAAATGTCATCCTCAATCAAAAGATTCATATCTCTATCTTTGATTGATTCGGGTGTAACTTCAGCATCACCACCACCTGGTGCTGGTGCCTCAGGCGTTTCAGGAATTTCAGGAGCTCCCGTTTCTAAAGATGCTGGTTCACCAAATCCACCTAAATCACCAATAGCAGGTTCTGTTGTTTCACCTGCGGGTTCTTCACCCGGAGCTGGTTGTGTTCCTTTATTACCGTATAACTTATCCAAGTTATCAAATATACCTGTCTTAGTTATTACTTGAGGTGTTTGTTCAAGTTCAGCGGCTACTGCCTTTTCAATTCTTTGTTGTTGAATATCAAGTTTAATTTCTTCATCTGAAAAACCAAGAATATGTTTTTTAGCCCATGAAGATGAAACTGCCTGTATACCATTACCAGGGTCACCAACAGCATCTTTGTAAAGAAGAATTTTTTCTTTCCAAGTTTCTAATTTTAACAAATCAGCTTGTGATGACGGGTTTGTTAATCCTAAAACAAAATTGTTTAGCTCATCTTCAAATCCAAGAATGTATAAGTGAATAATTGCAATCTTATTCATTTCTTGAATCATCGACTTTTGAATTCTGTTAATAGTTCTTGCAAAACGAATATCTTGCAATGATAAATTTTTACCATCACCTACAACATCTTCAAAACCTAAAAATGCTTTAGGAACACGAAGTGCTGTTAACAATTTCTTTTGAATGTATTCAATGTCCGCAATCTCGGATAAATTTTGAGCTCCAGGTAAAGTGTCAATTGGGTTTGGCGCATTTGGGTCACGAACAGGAATAAAAAAGTCTTGGTCTACTGCCATTTGATTAAATCTCAAATCAACATTACCTGTTTGTGGGTCTGAAATTTGGTCCCTTTTAAACTTATTGGCAACTCTTTGTACATATGGTTCAACGTCTTTGTCATCCATATTACCAACAAACACTTTGAACACACGTCTTTCAGGTGCTCTTGAAGTTCTGTATACTAACATCGCATCTTCTGACAAAATTAACTGTTTCCAAATACGACGGGCTTTTTCTAACATTGAGGTACCGTAAGGTAACTTTCTATCATCACCCAATAATCTAAAGTGAGCTATTTCCCATGTGTTAAATTCTAAACCTTTTTCATTCCAAATAAATTTCAACGCTTCTGCAGTGGCATCTGTTTGATATTTACCTGCAGAAATTTTCATTCCTCTTTCAATCCTTTCAAGTTGAATGTTTGGTAATTGTTGGGAACCCATGATTCCC